TTCGGCAGCACGGCAATGGATTTTGCCTCTTCCCTTACGTTGAGGAAATTGGCAAAATCGAGAGGGGTACAGTTCTCAAACTGGCTGTCGTTGCAGACATCGTGTATCGCCATGCACAAGCCCAGTTCAACCACATCACGCCACTTGGCGGTTTCAAGCAACAAACCTCCGTTCATCGACCTTCCCCTTTCTCCATGCGGTCAAGGTCGTTTATAATACTTCCGGCTATGCCGTTCAGTTTCGTGGCAAGCGCATACAGGTGTGAGGCTTTGAGGGAAAAGACATCCCCGGCGCGCCGGTTCTCATGCTCGTATTCAGCATATATTCTCCTGACATCGGTCTGCCGCCTGTCATGTTCCGCCTTTGCAGCATCGCACTCCTTCTCAGCCTCGGCATACTCTTTTGAGCCGAGAGGTAGATAGTCAAGGCGGTGGTTCAGCTCGCAGTACCGTTTCCAGTAAGGGTTAAGTTCATCAGAAGCCTTTTGAAATATGGCATGGTAATGTCGGGAGTGAGCGTTGGCAATCCCCCGGAAATCAATGCCGTCAAGCCGCCCTATATTATTAAGGAGTGTCGTGGTCTCTGCTTTGAGGGAAATAGCTATCTCACGTAATCCTGACAAATCCTCACCTGCCATAACCTCCGCATCGGCTATAAGCGCATTGGTGTCCTGAAAGTCGTAGTAGAACCGTGCAAGCTCATACGCCTGTTCAAAAGACATCGTACTACCATTGCAAGCGGCAACAATCCCATTGACTTCATCGAGCCGGTTTGCGATATTTATAGATTTCTTCATAAAAACATTGTCATATATACCGGGAGACACAATACAGTGCCATCCTTGCGCATATCTTTCGTATATACAAGATATTCATTTTTAATTCTTGACGAAAATTTAGAGCAGAAAGCATCCAATGAGGCATGAGCCTTGTAACCGGACGATTTCACCTCGATTGGGCTAACCTTGTCTCCGTCTGAAATCAAGAAATCAACCTCGTAATTGTGTTTTCCGCTCTCTGTCGGAAATGTATAGTAGTGCAGTTCGTGGCCTGCGGCCTTAAGTATCTGCGCCACCACATTCTCGTAAACATAGCCGAGGTCGGCACTGAGTTTGTTGCTCAGCAGTTTTTCATATATTACATTCTGTGTGAATTTTTTATCCCAAAATGCAAGTGTTACGGAAAGTCCGGTGTCACCGACAAACATCTTGAAACGGCTTGTGTCATGGTGCAACGACATCCCGGCACCCGGATCGTTGGCATGGTATGACATATTGACCGTCATTGACTCCTTCATTTCCGACAGCACGTCCGCAAGCTCGTGACTTCTTGCCCCGCCTGTTGAACTCCACGCCATATAACGGTTTGAATTGCGTGTCAATTCCGACGGAATGTTATGGAACAGCAGCGATGCGTTGCCGGATGGGTCTATGCGGTTGAAGTCGTTTTCATAGAGAGTGATTATTCCCCGTTTCGTGCGATCGACCTTCTCCATATTGTTCGTCTCTATATAAGTGGCGACGGCCTGCGGCATACCTCCCACAAGCATATACAGCCGGAAATCGCGCATGAGTGAGCGGTTGGCTACATCCCCAAGAGATTTTCGGTCTCTGAAACATTCCTCAAGCATAGGTACGGACACTCTGTCACCTAAAGCCCACCTGAACTCCTCGTAATCCATCGGGTACATATTGACCGTAAGTTCCTCGCTGGGTATCAGTATCCCATCAACATTTTTCCTTATAGAAATCAGCGAGCCGGTCTCAATATAGTCATAACGACGGTCTTTAACGAGATATTTTATGGCCTGTCGTGCCTTGGGGCAGTTCTGCACCTCATCGAAGATGATGACAGACTTCCGTTCAATCAGCTCAACATGATATATCATCTGCAGGCGCATGAATATGAAATCGAGGTTTGACACGTCATTGAACAAATCCCGTACCTCGTCGCTGCACTCGACAAAATCAATCAGTATGTAACTGTCATACTCGGCGCGTGCAAATTCCTCGGCAATCGTTGACTTTCCGACCCGTCGCGCGCCTTTTATCAACAAGGCTGTGGAACCGTTGTCCGATTCTTTCCATTGTTGCAGTTCCCGGTATATCTTTCGCTTGAATATCATGTAATAGCCATTGTTTAACAGGTGCAAAGATAATCAATCTCACACGATTCTCAAAATGTTTTAGACTGTATTTGGCACGATTCTCAAAATGTTAGCCTTGTGCAAATGTAACTTGCTGTCAGACAATGACATTTTTAGTCGTTTTCTTCTTTTTCATTTCTCTTCTCAAACATCTTGTCAACGAGGTTGACAGCCTCAATCTTCTTACTGTCAACAATTTTTGCGTAAATCTGCGTTGTGCGGACATCGGAATGCCCCATCAGCTTACAGGTCGTATAAAGGTCTGCTCCTACGGTCATCATGAGTGTTCCGAATGTATGGCGGGATGTGTGAAAAGTCAGATGTTTGTCTATTCCGGCGGATTTTGCCCAAACCTTGAGAATCTTGTTGATTGTCATCAGAGACGGCAGCCCTGAGAAAATGGGGGAGTTTTCATCTTCATTTCTTTCAGGAAGCCATGCGAGCGCATTGTTGGAAAGCGGGATATAAACAGGTGTCGATGTCTTCTTCATTACAACCGACAGCAGGTATCCGCCGTCATTCATCTGCACATCTTTCCATTTCAAGGCGTAAATGTCGCTCATTCTAAGTCCGCAATAGCATGAAAACAGGTATGCCTGTTTCACAACCGGATTATAGCAATCGGTGGCTGTGATTTTCTTTAATTCTTCAATCGTCAGGAACTGTCGTTGTGATTCGGGCTTTTTCACACGTTCTGCCGCAGAAAGCAGCATGAACGGATTTTCGCCGAGTACTTCCGCACGGACAGCGGCATTGAGCGCAATCGAAAGCTGGGAGATATAGCTCACCGCCGTGCCTTGCGATATACGGCCTTCCTTTGGCGCGTATGCACTGTTCCTAATTCCCTCGCTCACCTTGTTCTGCCTGTTGTATGAGTTCTGCAGCCAGTCGATGAAGCCGAGTGCCCATTTCTTGTCTATATCACCCATGCGGGTCTTTTTGCCGTACAGTGTCACGACTTTAATAACACTGCCCAAAAGTGCTATATTGCGTATGCCCTTGCGTTCCTGCGCGGCCTTGAATTTGTCGAGCCAGTCCGTCAGCAGAAGTTTCTGCCACCCGGCATTGCGCCTTATTCCGGCCTTTCCGTTGGTTATGTCTATTATACGCTGGGATTTTATGGCTTCCACTGCGGCACGGGTCGCCCTGTTCTGCTCCTTGACTTTCGCGCTGACTTCAGGAAGCAGATAGAGTTTAAGAAACTCATAACTACGTTTCCCATTGACATATATGTCAAGATAGAAGGATTCTGAACCGTCAGCGAGTTTCTTGGTGCGCACTCTGACAGGTTCTTTGAGTTTTGTTTTCTTTTTGGGAGAGGTCATATTATTTAGTTTTGTCATTTATAAAACCTTGTCAAGGAGATTCATCGCCTCGACTTTTTTACTGTCGATAATTTTTGCGTAAACCTGGGTCGCGCGCACATCGGAATGTCCCATCATCTTGCTTGCCGTATAGAGGTCAACCCCGGCAGTCATCAGCATTGTTCCGAACGTATGCCTTGACATGTGGAAATGTATCTCCTTGCCTATACCGGCTTGTTTAGTCCATTTTTTAAGATGTTTCCCAATTCTGGTCTTGCTCGGCAGAGTATCAAAGACAGCTCTGTCGGATGGCGCGACACCCCTTTCCGGCAGATATTCCACCGCTTTTGATGAGAGGGGAACCGATACATGCTTTCTTGTCTTCTTCATTATAAACGACAACACTACCGTTTCTCCGCTTTTAGAAATATTTTGCCACCGGAGATTCAGCATATCGGAAATACGAAGCCCGCTGAAACAGCAGAACAGGAATGCCCGTCTGATATGGTCATGTTTATATGGTGTGGCTTCCAGTATGCCGACCTCATCAAGAGTGAGGAAACTACAAGTGGACTGCGGTTCAGTGATCTTGTCGGCAGTATTAAGAAGCGTCCACGGATTGCTCTTGATATACCCCATACGCATGGCGTTGTTGAGAATATCCGCAAGATGCCAGAAATATCCAAAAGCGGTTTTCCTTGCCAGCACCCTGCCGGTTTTAGGACTGCGATAAGATAAAACCCAGTCTTTGAAATCAATGCAGAATTTCTTATCCACATCACACAGTCTGGTGCCCGGCCTGAAAACTTCAAAATTTCTTCGTGCCGTGACAAGAGCCTTGTAGGTATTCATACCGCGCTCCTTATAATAGGAAATCAGGATGTCGATATAATCACATAGAAGGATTCCGGATTTGTCTTGTGTCTCGATTGCCTCCGATATACCTTGTATATGGGCGTTGCATTTTTCGATGATGATTTCCTCAGCCCTGCGCAGTGTTCTGGCATTCTCGCGCTTTGCCTTTTCGGTTGCTTCGGGCAGAAGATACAGTTTAAGGAACTCATACTCATGTTTCCCGTTAATGGCATGGTCTATGAAAAGCGACTCGCGCCCGTCCGCAAGTTTGCGACGGCGTAACTTGTACGGACTTTTATCTACTTTTGATGTTCTTTTTCTACCCATTGCTTTTCAGTACATTATATCCGATTGCAAAGGTAGTAAATAAATCCGATAAAAGTATCAAAACAAGTAACAAAAATAATCTCCAAATGGGTATTTTAGGAAATCAATGAGAATCTGACTCGCAGCAATAAAACGCTTATATATAGGATTATAAATGTTTTTATACAGCTGATTATTTCGCTTAAATTC